GTTAAAGCAAAGGTTCCAACCTTGTTTTTCTCAGCCGATACTGATACACCAACTGTGATGATGAGAGCAGCCTCTCACCTATCAGGACACAGTCAACTACTGGTGGAAGCTAATCTAAATAATAGCCGTCACTATTACGATAAGTATCTTTCCGATATGGAGAACATACAGTTTGTCTTTGACTCATCACCATCACTAGATGATATTGAGTTAGAGGTTAAGGCTTATGTTGAACTGTATGGAATACCACCAGAGTTGATTGTTATAGATAACCTGATGAATGTGGTTGCCGAGTCAGATAATGAATGGGCAGGTCTGCGAGCTATTATGGTGGAGTTCCACGATATGGCTCGCAAGACTGAAGCCTGTGTGATGGTATTACACCACGTCTCTGAGCAATCAGAGTATGGCAAGACCACATTACCGCCTGCTCGTAGGGCTATTCACGGTAAGGTATCTCAACTACCAGCACTGATACTTACTTTAGGTTTTGATCCATTAAATAATATACTTAAAGTAGCAGCAGTTAAGAACAGGTTTGGTCCACATACAGCAGATGGTTCAGACCATACTGGTTTGTTTGTTAACTATAGTGTCTGTCAGATATCTGATGCTGATGCACTAGGTCAGATGTATAGAAGGGATGCTGGTCTAAATGTCAGCCAAGTATAACAAGACTAAAGGTGCTCAGTTTGAGGTTGATGCAATGAAATGGTTTAGAAAGATGGGCGCAGTAGCTGAACGCTTGCGCTTATCAGGAGCAGAGGATGAGGGAGATCTAGTAGTTATGGTTGCCGGTGAAACCTACATCTTTGAGTTAAAGAATACTAAGACTTTAAATCTAAAGGAGTTCTGGGATGAAGCGCAAACAGAGGCTACTAATTATGCTAAGCATCGTGGCGTTGATAGGCCTTTTTCTTATGTACTATTCAAAAGAAGGAACGCAGGAATAGATAAGGCTTGGGTTATACAGGATCTAACACAGTGGTTGGAGGATAAGAAATGATCTGCTTAACTTGTAGGTCAGCAGGGCAGGAAAATCTCAAAGACAATTACAATAGGTCTGAGGTTCTACATAAAGAATGTAAAGGAGACTGCGCTTGTCAACACAAGACTGGTCCAGGGTGGGTAAAAAGAGAAGGTATAAAGGTCCCACTGATGCAAACGCAATCTCCATAAGTGTAATAGTTTCACACTATGGCGGTGAGGTAAGAGAAGGTAGAGCTTGTTCTGTTAGATGTGTACTACACAATGACAGCAGAAGGAGTGCGGTAATCAATACAAAGGACAATTTGTATTACTGCCACACTTGCGGTAAAGGTGGCAACGCAGTAAACATTGTTATTATTAAAGAGAATATGGGGTTTAAGGATGCTCTCAACCGTGCAGTTGAAATCCTCGCTGGAAGCGGCAATGCAATACAGCAAGGATCTAAACGAGGAAGCAATAAAGTTTCTCGCAGATCGTGGGATCTCTGAGGAGATAGCACGGCGGTACCACCTTGGTACCATTATGCAACCTTTTGCAACCCACGAGAACTATCAGGGTTGGTTATCTATACCTTACCTAACTGCAATGGGACACTGTGTTGGCTTTAAGTTTAGAAGATTAGATGAGGGCAAGCCTAAGTATGGAGCACCACTAGGGCAGAAGGGCCATCTCTATAATGTCAGCGATATTATTATTAGTAGTGAGTACATAGCAATCTGTGAGGGTGAGCTAGATACTATTGTTGCATCTGCAATCTTAGGTATACCGGCAGTTGGAGTGCCAGGAGTACAGGCTTGGAAACCCCACTTTACAAGGATGTTTTCAGGGTATGGCAGGGTTTATATTGTTGGTGATAATGATGTTAAAGAGGATGGTTCTAATCCAGGAGCAGAGTTTTCAAGGATGGTAGCGCAGGAGGTGAGTAACTCTACTATCGTGTCGCTACCTGCTGGAATGGACCTCAATGATTTATACTTAGCAAAGGGTATAGATGAGACAAAACGGACAATAGGGGTGCCAAATGTATGAAGAACTCAGACCTGACGGTACTAGCAGAATGGTTGGCAGCCTTGGGGATTTATATCATCAAGATCAATCACGAGAAGAACACAATAGAGATCGCACCACCACCAACACGAGAGTAGATGATGAGTTCATTACTGATATGTGGCGTGTTATGGATGCTGCTGGTAATTTACTTATTGCAAAGCACCACGATTACGGTCCGTTAAATATAGCAAGATCTCCTGGCGGTCCGATCAATGGGTTAAGAGTTCGTATGTGGGACAAGGTTGCTCGCATTAATAATCTAGTAGATAGCAATGTTAATCCTAGTAATGAATCATTACGGGATTCTTTTATGGATCTACTTAACTACTCAGCTATTGCAATTATGGTACTAGATGGTAAGTGGCCTGAGGTTCCAACACTGGATTGTGAATGACACCAGAATTACATCCAACTCTATACGAGTTAGTTCCATCTGTATCTTATGTAATCTCTAGAAAGTTTAAGGGTTGGGTAGATCTAGCAGATATAAAGCAGGAGTGTTTTCTCTGGGCTATTGGTAGAGGGCAACAGTTTGTTGATCTATTAAACGAACCTGATGCTAACAAGCGTGAACAAAATGAAAGACGAATTGCATATCAGATGCAACGAATGGCTGAACGGTTTGCTCGTAAAGAGAAGGCTCGTAAGGCTGGGTATAAGACAACTGATGAAGCCTTCTATGACACAACAACTATCGCTCAGTTAATACCCTTTGTTATATCTTCAGTAGTAGATGGCACAGTATTAGAGCAAGCACAAGAGATGATCAACGATGGCACACCTCGTAAGCAGTCAACACCTGCTGAAGGTGGCAACCTACTAGCGATCCTAATAGATATTAAGAAGGCTTATCTAAAGCTAGAGCAAGAGGATAAGACCATACTACAGATGAGATACCACGATAGTTTTACTCTGCAACAGATAGCACAATACCTAGAGTGTGCTACATCTACAGCAGATCGTAGATGTATATCAGCCTTGCGTAGATTACAAGACAGGCTCGGAGGACAAACGCCTTGGAATTAAAAGAGCCTGAGTTATTTGATTACCTTAAAGAGTTTTACTACTCTGACCTTGAGAAGAGTGAAGAGTTTGATAACTGGGATTGCATCTCCCTTAAAGATAAGATGTTTATAGAATTGAAATCTCGTAAGACCCACTACCCTGACTTACTTATAGAAGAGAGTAAGTATCAGGGTTTAATTCTTGCAGCAGGTATTAGATCCCTTACTCCTTGGTATATCAACGCTACACCTGAAGGGATATGGGGATTTAATCTATCTACAATACCTCAACCTAAGTGGCAAGATAAGTGGCTACCTATTACAACTGAGTTTGCTAACAGGACTAGTCGCACTAAGTTAGTAGGGTTTCTAAAGCTAGAAGATGGGATATTGTTTTGATCTACGAATATAAATGTAATCTTTGTAGTGCAGTTATATCTATTGAAAGACCTATCTACGGTGTTGAAGATGTGCCTATCTGTTGTCAACAAACTACTAGCAGAGTATGGTCTGCCCCTTCTATTACCTTCAAGGGTAATGGCTTCTACTCTACGGATAACTAATGACTACCTACCCTAATTGGTTTGCTGAAACAGCACAACAAAACTTTGCTACCTATCTTGCTGAGTTCAAAGATAAACCTAACCTAAAGTTCTTACAGCTTGGTGTGTTCACAGGTGATGCAACAGTTTGGTTATGCAATAACATCTTAACTGATAAGAGTTCTAAGTTAATTGATGTTGATACTTGGGAGGGTAGTGATGAGCAAACCCACGCCGAGATGGACTTCAGCGATGTCTATCAGGTATATCAGGAGAAGGTAAAAGATCTACCAGTTGTATCTGTGGTCAGTGATACGCATAAGTATTTGATTAGACAGTTAGATAATTTTATTGGTGCATTTGATTTTATTTATATTGATGCAGACCACACCACAGTTGGTGTGCTACTAGATGCTGAACTTAGCTGGCCTCTACTAAAGAGTGGTGGTGTTATGGCATTTGATGATTACACTTGGGGAAGAAACCTTCCACCATCTAAGACACCACGCCCTGGAATACTTCTATTTACTGAGCGGCACAAGGAAGAGATAGATACTTTAGTTATTAACTCACAGTATTGGATTAAGAAAAAGTAGAAAGCCCCACTCGGAAG